GCTTTCCTTTCCAAGTATGGTAAACTGGTCCACCCGTTGTAAAGTGTACATTTGTTGGATTTATATCTGCGTCTGACGTTCCGTCTAGCCAGTTCCACTCAACTGGAATATCTCCAATGGGATAGATATCGACCCATTCAAAAGCATGTAGCCAGCTTCCAGCTCTAACATTAACATCAGAAATTGTTAGCTGTTTCATCCAAGGATGATCGCAATTCCATAGAACAAAGGATGACCAGTTCTTTCTGTTATAGATGGTTTGTATCTGACCATCCATCTTTTCTTTTTCTTGAGGAACATGTATATGCTGCACACAGCTAATAACATTTTCTTTATCTGATCCATATACATCAAATACTTCTGTAATGTCTGAACGAACAAACATATCAGCATCCATAAATAATGCTAGACCAGACATCTGATTTAGAAAGGGTACTAGAAACCTAGTAAAGCTAAACTCAGTAGAGAAGGGTTTGCCATCAAAAACATCAACCTTCGTACCTTCTAAGTTATACTCTGGACTGCGCCAATACAAGCCAGCCCTGCGAACTTCCTTCTGTACAATAGGGACTATATTATACGTATCAGAAGTGTTCATACGTATAGACTTATCTAGAACTCTAACATAGTCATGTTCACGAGGATCATAGCCTATGTATATTGTTGGTAGTTTATTGATAGGCAAACCCTGTACTCCTACTCTATTGTAATTTGTTTTGGTTTTTGTTCTTCTGGAATTTCCTTCTCAATTTCAATATGAAGCATTCCATTATCCATCTTACAAGATACTACACGCATTAAATCTGCAAGATAAAATACTCTGCGAAAATCACGTTTAGCAATACCTTTGTACTTATACATTTCTAAAGGATCATCTTCATTCTTTGTTTCCTTTGTTGTCTTTACAACTAAAAGATTTGGTTCAATTTCTACAATAACATCTTCTTTTGAGAAGCCAGCTAGAGCCATCTCAATTACATGTTTGTTACCATCTTTATAGATATTGTGTGGGGGATACGTTCCTGAGTTTGAGATAGACTGTGCTACGTATGACAGAGGCTCAAACTTATTCTCAAAGTCTAGCATGAAGTTACGCATCTTCTCAAATTGAGGGGAAAAAGAGATTAGATTCATTGTGTATTCCTTTCATTATAGCAAATACGAAAAAAGAGCAGTCCTTATTCTTAGCAACTGCTCCTTTATTATATAGGTCTATTTTTAAAAAGTCAACAACTTTTTTATTTAAATGGTGGTCCTCTAAACCAACATACAAGAGAGTATCGTTTTCCCGTTGTAACTGGTGTTACTCTATGGTGTAGAAAAGAAGGAAAGACAACAATGCTTCCCGTCTCGCGCATACCCTTTATATTAGTTTTTCGATTTGTTATGTCTGGTGCACACCAGTGTTCTATTTCAAAGTCACCACCTTCATAGTCTTCATTTAGTGAAATGCTAACAGAAAGTTTTCTAAATTGAGTGTCTTCTGGAAGTTCTACACCTACATCTATATGCCAGTCATAGAATTGTTCTGGTGCATAACAAGATAGTTGAGGTGTTTCATAAGTCGTAATATCAAAGTTCCAGCCAGCATCTTCATTTGCTTTCTGTACATACAACTGCATTATTTCAATTATATCTGAATTATTTATCCATTTAATAGAATTATTTCGGACTTCTGTTTGTATCTCTGTTTTGTTTTCTATATAAACACCAGCTTTCTCTGCATCATGTTCTTTGAACATGGAGAGCATAGCATTACAAAAATTTTTTGGTAGTTCTCTTTCATACAGATAGTATGGATAAGGCCAGAGCATTATGGCCTTCTTCTAGACTTAATAGACTTGTCTGAGTTTCTAGAAAAACTGCTATTCTTTTTTCCGTCACGAACACGTAAATTACTACGTTTATTACTACCACCCTTGCTGAGTGGAACTTTATGGTCTACGTGTTTTCCATCACCCTTTTTAACTAGCCCTGCACGTACAAGCATACGACGAGCCTTGTTACGTGCTACACGTTTAGCAATATTTTTTGGTTTACTTTTTGTTACACGGTTTTCTCTCTTGTAGTCTCTTGCCATAACTATCTCCCTAAATAATTTTGTTGTGTACTTTCTTTATAATATTACTGCCTGTAGTAACAAACAGAGAAGGTATAATACTATGTATTAGTAAACATGCTACAGCTAGACTTAGAGAAAAGCAAATGCTACTAGCAAACGCAAAGTGTTTCCAGTAGGACATTTTATTTTCTTCTAAATGTTTCTTAGTTTGCCCAAACATCTGACCAGTTTCCTGACAAAGCACCCTTAGCATAATCCGTAGCACGGTTCTCAAAGAAGTTAGTGTGTGTAGGTGCGTTGATCATAGTCTCTACCCAAGGTAGGGGATTGTTCTTCACTTTGTAAATACCCTTCATACCCATAGAAATAAGACGACGATCAGCAATGTACCGAATATATTCTTTAACTTCGTAGTCTCGTAGTCCTTCTACCTTGCCCATCTGAAAAGCTAGATCAACAAACTTATCTTCTAGATCAACCATCTGTTCTGCAGTAGCATAAATTTCTGACTTTGTTTTGTCATTCCATACGTCACGGTTCTCCTCAACATAAGTACGAAACAACTTGATCATGCCTTCAGCGTGTTGCGTCTCGTCTACGATAGACCATGTGACGATCTGTCCCATACCCTTCATTTTACCATGACGAGGAAAGTTTAGCAACATAATGAAGGAGGAGAAGAGTGCTAGACCCTCAGTAAATGCAGAGATAGCAGCAATCTTTAGAGGAATAGGAGCATTGTCAGATACTTTATCCATAAAGAACTCATGCTTATCTTTCATTGCTTCGTATTCTAAGAACTCATTATATGTACTATCAGGCATACCTAATGACTCAATAAGGTGAGAATAAGCAGCAACATGTAGAGCCTCACGAGCAGCAAAGCTGGTCAGCATCATGCGTACTTCAGGCTGTGGAAAGTGTGGTAGATAGTTGTCTACATAACCACCAGCTACATCAATGTCTGACTGTGTAAAGAAGCGAAAGATATTAGTAAGAAAATACTTCTCTTCCGTAGAAAGATTAGACTTCCAATCCTTAACATCTTCCAGCATTGGTACTTCTGTGTGCAGCCAGTGTGACTGCTCATGCTTCAGCCATGCGTCATACGCCCACGGATAGTGGAAGGGTTTGAAGTAATTACGTTGGTCTTGTAATTTTAAGTTACTGGTCATTATGTTCTTTTCTCTGCTGTTATTTTCACCAATTCGGTCCACTATAGTCTTTTTCTTTCTTGTATAGAGCAAACCCTTCTAGTCCATGTGTTGGACATATCATTATCTTCTCTGGAAGCCCTATAGAATCTTTCTCGCCTTCTTCACCACAGATAAAGTATACTCCAAATTTATCCGACATAGAGTGTCTAATTATATTTTCGTACTTCTCAACCTTCTTGCGAAGTAGCAGCACTTCTTCATAATAATCTTCTGTCATCCTCGTCTCAACCCTCACAAGCTAGACATTCTTCACCAGAGGCTAGTGCCTCCATATCAATCTCTTGAATGATCTGTCTCTCAATCTTACGTGATACCTTGTCAGCCTTACCAATCTTTTCAGAACGGCAGTAGTACATCGTCTTCAGTCCTTTCTTCCAAGCCATGAAGTGTACAGCGTGTAGGTAGCTGATGTCAACATCGGGTCTAAAGAAAACATTCAACGACTGTGATTGGTCAATATATTGTTGACGATCAGCAGCGTGTTCAATGACCCACCGTTGATCAATCTCCATCGACGTTTTGAACGTATCTTTCTCAATGTCCGTAAGACAACGAAGATGCTGTACAGAGCCATCATTGGCAATAATAGAGGACCAGATTTTATCGTAGTTAAGTTTATCATCAGAACCACACTTCTCCTTGATAAGTTTGTCTAGAAACTTATTCTTGTTTAAAAAAGAACCACTAATCGTATCTTGCCGGTAGGCATTTGCTCGCCACGGCTCGATGGAAGGAGAGGTGTTTCCCATAATAATTGAACTAGAAGCATTGGGTGCAACCGCCATGACGTGACTACAACGTAGTCCTGTTCCTGCTGCGTCTGGTGCTTCTCCTCTCTCTGATCCAAGCTTTCGGTTCGCTGCATCAAGCTCTGTTCGTATATGTTTAAACATACGTATGTTGACTGACTTTGCAACGGCTGACTCAAAGGCGATACCCTTGCTCTGTAAGTAGGCATGAAATCCCAACGCTCCAACACCAACTGATCTTTCTCGCATGGCGGAGAACTTAGCACGGCTGATGGAATCAGGAGCATTATTAATAAAAGTCTGAAGAACATTATCTAACATCTCCAATACGTCAGAAAGAAATTGTTTGTCCTTTGACCATTCGTCATAATACTCCAGATTTACTGAAGACAAACAACATACAGCAGTACGATCAGAAGACGTAGGAAGTATAATCTCAGAACAGAGGTTAGACTGATTTATCTTTAGTCCTAGCTGCTTTAACCATGAGGGTAGCTTATCATTTGATCGATCAATAAAATGAAGGTATGGCTCTCCTGTTTGCATACGCATCTCTAAAATTCGTTGCCACAACTCCTTTGCAGACACAACGTCACATACTTTCTTAGTGTGTGGATCACATAACTCCCATGTGTCGTCTATATTAGAATCTACCATGCACACTTCGATTAGCTTCATAAATTTATCACTCACGTTAATACCGTGGTGCATGTTTAAGCAGCGGAAGTTCTGATCACCAGTTGGCTTACGCATCTCAAGAAAGAGAAGAATATCAGGATGGTCAATGTCAAGATAGGCAGCATAAGAGCCACGTCGTGTCTTTCCCTGACGATAAGCAAGAGAAGAAGCATCATACATCTTTAGATGAGGCATAACACCAGTAGACTTATCATCTGATGACCGTATGCCAAAGCCTACACCAACTCCACCACCAAGCATAGACAGCCAGTTAGTCTCAGACAAATTATCTACAAGACCTTCTGCACTGTCGTGAATGTAGTTTAGGTAGCAGGAGATAGGAAGACCACGAGCAGACTTCCCATAAGAAAGAATAGGAGTAGAATAAGATAGCCAGTGACTAGACGAATAGTTGTACAGACGCTGTGCATGTTCTGGATTAGAAGAAAATGCCTTAGATACATAAGCAAATCTATCTTGAGGAGATAGCTCATGGTCTGTCATATAAGATTCTTTTAGTCGTGCTATACCTAACTGATCAAATAAACTATCCCTTTCTGGTTGAACAATAATATTCAGATTAGGTGTAGGCATAGCTATTCTCCCGATAGTTTATTTGATTGGTTGTCATGAATGTAAAGCATCAGTATACTATAGTGTATGATCTTTAGCAAGTCTTTACGGTTCTTGCCCTCTTTTTTACCAAATCTTTTTGCATACTTAAATATATTACCCATACAAAAACCTTCACCATATCCAGCATCAACGATTGTGTCTGTAGCCTGATACTTTCCTTGAGCATAGTGCTGGTTGTAAGTAGATATGATATACTTTTTTATTTCTGTTATGTATTTATCTTCATCAAAAATATAATCAGCAGTTGGTATTTTCATCTGAGTCTCCCGCATCATTTTAATAATCTCTTGATCTCTATCCATTCTCACCACTACCTCTCCTTATTCTGCTTTTAGAACCGTATTGATACGCTTTCTTATATACTTAATCTCTTTAGAACGCAAGACCTTAAATGCAAAGCTACGCATATCGACAGGAGATATTCCTGCCAGATCACATACATCTGTAAAGTCTTGGGATGTTACACCAATAGAAGCAAAGAACCACGCTTGAGCAGAACGCCTAGCTAGTTTTTCTTCCTCTGGCTCGCTTAGTGTTTCCGGTTTTGTTGCGTCTAGAAGTGCTTGTAGAATTACGCTTAGAAATAGAACCTTCTCTGGACTTGTCTGTTTGTTTTCTATTAGTTGTTCTGCGCTTATCAGAAACGTCTCTTCTTCTTCTTCTTCTCGTTGATCTTTGTTCATCTGACCACTTCTTTATAACGTCATGGTCTGAATTTCTACAAAACAAGAAGTCATTTTTAATACACCAGTCAGCATAAGTAGACTTTGCTCCTTTATTCAGTTTGTTGTTTGGATTGTCGAAGACAAACCGAATGTCCAGTTCTGGAAACTCTTTCCTAATAAACAAATGTTTTTTTCTGTCTTCTAATTTAAATCTTCCCTTTACTTCTAGTAAAATACCGTTAGGTAGAAGAAAGTCTGGTAGATATTTCTTATATTCTACCCAAGTATACTTAATATAGTGAGGTTCAAAAGAGTAACTTACATTTAGGCTGTCTAGTAAATCTCCTGTCTTCTTTTCTGACCCTGATCGATACCTATGCTGCATTGGTTATTTCAGGTACGTTAGGAACTCTAACAACTTTAACCAAATTCTTTGGACCATTACTATAAAGGAACGTCCGAATACCCTCACCTTCGTTAGCATCACTCCAACAAGTATGCTTGTAGTCACAAAAATTGCAACCAATATGTAGTTTAAGATTACCACTACTCCCATCAGGAACAGGATCATAACACCTCTTAGGTGGCTTATCCTTTTTTATAAACTCTCGAATGTCATTAATTCGACTTGCTGAATTAATCAATTCCATATCGTCAATAGGACAGAAACAAATCTCTCCAGATACTTTATCAATAGCCACAAAGCCTACGTCTGTATTGTTATCGGCATCTGAGTAAGCAGATATCTGTGCGATATATCCAAATGGATCGTCATTAAGAATAGTTTTATCTTTAAATTTTTTAAAGCTAAAGGGAGAGGCTGACTTAAAATCAACTAGAACACCATCGACAGTAGCATCCTTATGTCCACGTACACCGTTAGACGTAAGCTCTGCCTGTTCTTCTTTAACTTCATGTCCAGCTACCTTACAGAACAGAATAAGAAGTTGTTCTAAAATATCACCGTATAAAAACTTAATGAGAGTAGGGGCAGAGAGTGCTGTTTTCTCCGCCCCATTCATCTCATACCAAATCTTTCTATCCTTATGACCAATTAAGGATAGCCGCAGGGACGGTTCTCTTGGCTTTCTTACTTCAGAGATGGAGGAGGCAACAGAACTGACTACTGCTTCAGCGAAAGCGTCGAGGTCTTCCTTTTTTATTTTTATTTCCTCTTTGTTGGTAAAGAGACAATAAATATCTTCTACCAGTGTGTCAATCGACTTAGCCATATTCTGTTACCTCCTTGATTAGCTACTATGCAGCCCTAGATTCAGGTTCTGTTAGTAGCTTGTATCGCGTATAAGGACCATCGGGAGAATTAGCCTTAATTGCGATAATTTTGTAGCCACGCTTGCGAAGGCGTGAGATAGTCGCTGTGAGGTTTTCACACCAGCCACGTTCAATTGCAGTCTTACGTGTGACACGCATACCACGACGAAGTGCTGAGAGTACTAAAGATTCTTTAGTCATTCTTTTTACTTTCCTTTTCCTTTTGTATTTGAAGATTAAGTTTAACAGCTTCTGCTGCCTTACGTTTCGTAGAAGCATCACCAAAGATACCCAAACGATCAGATACTACCTTTGGTAAAAGTCCTTTTTCTGCACACGCTAGTGCGTTTTCAAAAGTACCATAGGCGCTAACAGAGCCATCAGAGCTTACATAGTCTCCTGTAACTGGATCATAGCCACAGGTATTCTTAGTTGCTTCTGCATAGCTATAACCAGCAAATAAAGTAGCGGCTAGTAGAGATACAGCTAGAGATGTTTTATTCATCTAGATTTTCCTTATAGAGCTTCTAAATCAGAGTTAATGGTGAAACCGTCTTCGTCCTGAAAGTCAGTAGAAGGATCACCATAAGGTATATAATCAATAACCTGCATCGCCATAAAGTCTGCGGTTACTCCAGCCTTACCAGCATAACTATATTCGTAGGGCTGAATCTTGATCTTAGCATATGATCCATTACCAATCAAACGACCATCCCAAGGATTGCGTTTTGCATCGATAACAGTAGGAGGATTTCGCATACTACCATCCTTCTTTGTTACCCTGCGCCTTGCGGAGTAGAAGTCTCCCTTCTCATCGTTCTTGTTCTTGATATTTAAACCAACAGACTCAAGCTTCTGACGGGTTTCTTCATCTTCAACTGAAATGTCAGCTTGCCAAACAGGTTCGTAGTTGGTGTTTGGCTCAATTACTGAAGCCCAATAAACCTTGCCTGAGATGATGATTGGATCGTATTTCTTACTTGCCATTTTAATCTCCTATATAATGCCCTTTGGCATGGGCTATTTCATGATAACTTGTGAATACTACTCTAACCACTTACGCTTGTCAACACTTTTCTTATTACTAGACCTAATTTTTTTAACACAGTCGTCAAAAGACATTAGATCGGGTTGGTGTACAGCATACACCCTTCTGCCAACAACTTCAATACGATCTTCATTATAAAGATCATCTACTGAACAGAAACCTTTAAGCTCATACTCATTCAGGTTATTCTCTACTACTAAACCAAAGATGTCAATATCTGGTTTCGGTCCTATGTTTGCGAGAAGCTTACCTGTTTTGTATTTCGTTGCCTTAATGTCTACTCCAAAACCTTCTATGAAGATGTCACCTAGATCAGTCTTACCTTTCTTAGATTTTGGTTGAAAGACGAACATGTCTTCTGGGTATTGATTGCATACTTTATGTATAGCTAACTCAGCCCTAGCTCCTAGCTCGTCTATCTCTATAGGGTTAGACTTAGAATAAGAATTATCTCTAACATTCGACTTTCGGTTTCCCTGACTTCTTCGATTACCAATTAGATTAGCAAACTTAACTTCATCAGGTGTTAGAAATATTAGTGTGTCTCTGACCAGTTCCGGCCTACTTTGTATTCGCTGTCGAGTGGGCATCGCACATTCAACTCCTTTTCTGTGATCTTCATAGCTTTCTGAGTTAGCCTACCAAATCTATCTGCTTGATCTTTAGCACAATCAAACTGATATTCGTCGTGAATGCTGGCAACCAACTTAGCATCTATCTTATGATCTCTTATCAGTTTATTAATTGATACTACCCACTGCTTACATATGATAGCACCAGCACCCTGAAGAAGAAGGTTCATAGCAGCATGTTGATGCCGTACATGAAGTCTCCTACCATCCAGACCCTGTATATACCCTGTAGATGCCTGTTTGTCAACAGCTTTCCTTAATTCAGCCAGAGCCGGTAAACTCTGGAGAAAGTTATCAATAAGACGTTGACCATGTTTTGCCGTACCTCCTACGATACTTCCTATCTTAGTTGCACCAGCACCATAGATAAAAGCATATATAAAAGTCTTAGCTTGATCTCTTGTCTCTAGTCTTGCAGCTTTCTGATTAGCTGTGTGAATGTCTCCTTCAACAACCTCTTTTGTATAGGCTGCGTCATTCATATAATGAGCAAGACATCTTAACTCTAAGGAACTAGCATCACAACCAACGAGGAGACGATCAGGAGAAGAAGAAGT